AATGTGAAAGTACCATCAGCTTCACTGACTAGAACATGTGGCATAGTAGACTTATCAAACTTATAGAGGGAAGCCTGCTCGGTTGTCTCTACCCATCTGATCTTACTCCCTGTTTGATCAACTCCATCTGACGGAACTGCTTTTAGCCAATAAGAGTTAGCATCAAATCCAGACTGATTCTGAACTTTTACAACGTAACCATCAGGTGCTTTTGGTGGTAGATTCTCCACTGCCCTTACACTGTCTTGGATAGCCACAAGATCATTACCATCCGCACTATCGATAGTTGAGACCTCGAAAGTTGTATCATCTGCTCTCGATAGGAAAAGAACATTACCTGATTTCTCAACATTATACCCAGTAGCGCCTGCTCCTCTGGCCTTGTACCTAACTTCCACTTGAGTACCTGACCCTATATTAAAATTAAATTGGATAAACCTGTCACTTTTAATTGTGTAATCAGTGATTACAGTCTCCGTACCTGCATATTTTATGCTAAATATACTATCAACATAATAGTTAGTCCGTATAACTTGATCCGCTAGATAAAAGTATACAGAGTGAGTCTCTACGGTAACAGGTACTACCAACTGAGAAGCTAATGAGTCAATAACCTTGTTGGTCTTTATGCTAGGCTCATTTACCACATCTCCACTATCTAGGGTAGTGTACTGTGCTACAACGTCACCGTTTATTAATATACGGTAATCTCTAGAGTAAGTTGCGTATTGGCAATATATAATAGTAATAGGAGGGTTTATAGGTGTAAGCTCTGGTAACGTAGCTACTACAACCTCTTTATTAGTTAGGAAAGTAAAGTCCCCAATAGTAGAGAGGGAGAGTGAGCTAGAGGGGTCTGTAGCTTCATGGTAATCAGCTACATCTCCACTATACTCAACAGTACGCTCTACACCCTCTAGGTCAAATACTCGAATAACACCAGCCTCCCTAGGAAGTACAGTAGAAGGCTCAACAACTATCAGGTAAGCCTCTGAGACTCCTCGATTGTATGCGTAGAACTTCGCCTGTGGTGATACACTCTCTAGTATCTTACCTAAGTGCCTTGTACCTATTCGTTTGATCAGTCCATTAAGAGGAGATGAGATAAAGTTCTCCTGAACTGAGCACTGACCGCTCTTGCGATCCTTATCAACTTGCTGAGATACGCCCTGAATGGGCCTGTCCCAACTTCCTGTAACTCGGCCCATGGCCTACCTCCTAGTTATTATTAAAGCCACCTGCACGGTATAGTGCATTTGCGACTGTTGAATTATCAAACATATTACGCTTACGTTGTGAGGCATCCTCAGCTTTCAAGCTGATTAGAGAAGCCTCTGCTGCTTGCTTCAATGGCCCCATCTTATTATTGTCACCTTCAAAATTACTTACAATCCAGAAGCGTCCGAAGTCTGCTACAGTCTGCTTAACTGTTGCTGGTACTTCCTCATAAGGAAGAGTTACAACTAACATACAAGGGATAACTCCATTAGAGTCCACGAATCTTCGCATATCATATCCACTCTCTTCCGAATCGAATAGCTTTACACCGCGTAATGCAATAGGTGTAGGGTTCCCTTGTCTACGCTTTAAGTAGCATGACAGAGTATTCTTAGGGACAGTAACCTGCCCTGTAGTTGGGTTAGGTGTCAGCTTGTGAAAGTTCTCACGATTGAACCACCACCCTTTCCCGTTGTTTGTTTGCACTTGCTGGTTAATATCATCAATCAAAGAGCTTGCAGCAGCGGCATCAATATCCTCTTCTATCTCTTCTTCACTGCTGATACTTGCAGCACCAATAGCACTCAGCACATAATTAATAGCATCAATCTTAGTGTTAAGTCCTAATGTAAAATTCACTAAAGACATTTAATACTCCTTACACAAAAAGCCCCACCCTATAAAATAAGGCGGGGCTAGTTAATCTACTTTTGCTTCGTTAAAGTCTTATGAGCGATCTCAATGGCTGCTTGATAGGCATCCTTAGAGATAGGCTTTTCGGCAATTACTTGCTTAGCAGTCTTACGCATTACAGAGTCACGTCTGTAGTACGGTTAATCTTACGCTTGTAGCGAGCGTCCAGACCAGCTTGATCCGCAGTACCTTTCATCAAAGCACCAAGATGTTCCCAGCGATCAGGGATAGCACCTTCTGCCATGTAGGTATCAATGTACCAAGACTTGTTAGCCTTGTTCCACCAGATCTCACCATTAAGATCGATAGAACGACCTACCAACAGACCTTCACGACCTAGTAACAATGCAGCGCATTTCTCTTGGTCTTCACCGTTAGTACCTGTCAATACGTCATAACGATTACCGTTATTCACGTTAGACAAGATGTGATGATCTGCACCTTCACCGTCAATATCTTCGTGGTCACGGAGTTTATTAGGGAAGTGGTTAGTTGGTACGATAGGTACGTTGAACGACTTAAGTACGAAACCACGGATGGTAGAACCAGAAGCAGTGTTGTAACGTGCATCTACAATACGCTCTGCATCACGCAATGCGTTGAATTCCTGCCAAGGCATGAACACAGTGATTTTAGAGATGTCTACGTTCTGAATCATCATATCTTCAAGAACCCACTCAATACCCGCCATAAGTTTCAATGGCTCATCCAAAGCAGATGCCTCTTTGATCACATGGATCGTAGAGAAGCCATGACCTTTAACACGAGGAGTTGTACGCTTAGCTTTTGTATTTGTAACTGCACCATATACACCTTGCTGCAACAACATGCGGTTTTCTAAATTAACAAGTGCATCAATCTGCTCTTCTGCTAACTTACCTTTCGTATTGATATCATCTTGTACATCATCCAATGCACCTACGATGTTACGAGAGATGATACTTGTGTCGATTACAAGAGAGTTCTTATCGAACTGAACTTCGCTACCACGCACGTCTTTTCCAGGTGCAAGTGCTTGTACTTGAGTGACACCAAGATACTTGTTAGAAACTACGTTCGTACCCTTAACGGACTCCATATCGAAGTAAGCCATAAGACCAGGATTTGTCTGGTAAGCACGCTTTACTTGACCGTTGTATTTCTCGATAGCAAGGGACTTCGCTTCGCCACTTGCACTTACTTTACTATCTACTAATGTTGACGCATCAGACATGTATTGTCTCCTTTAAAATTATTAATACATACAAGAAATAGTTTCTTATACTTGTTTACGGATACCAGCACTACGAGCAGCATCAACTCGTTGTTGATAATCTCGATCATCCCAGTACCTCTCACTCTCCATAATACCTTGGTATTCTGAATCAGATATGTAGCCCTTCTCAAGAGGAGAACCTGTTGTAGAACTTGAAGCCTCTTTATCACCGATAAGAGCAGAGGGTTTGTCACCATTTGCCAGCTTATCAGCTAGTTCCATCTGTGCCTTGATCTGAGAGATCACTAGCATTTGTGCTGCGTGGTTATCAGAGTCCATCACTGCGTTATACGCTTCGATGTTTGAGTCGCTAAGATTGCCTTCAATATAAGACTCCATAGCAACTAACCCTTCTTCACCACCAACCGCTTCTGAGTACTCGGTATTACGAGCAGTCTGTTGAGCCTCTTCGGACTCTTTAGCGGCTGCTAATGTTTGCTTCTGGTTTTCATTAATACCTTTATACATATTAAGATAACCAGCTACAAGCGTCTTACCAAACTTATCTTCAAGCTGCTTAGTGGTTTCTTCATCTAATGAGAAGTCACCATCCTTCTTAAACAATTGAGAAAGAAGAGAGTCCTGATCAATACCTGCTTCCTTAAGAGCATCCTGAATCTCATCAGGGACTTCTACGGATACTCGATCTTCACCAAAGAAATACTCTGGGCCTTCTGCTTCTTCTTCGGAATCCTCTGTTTCAGGGGTCTCCTCTGGTTCTGCTGGATCTTCTGGCTTGTCCTCAGTTAAGTCTAAAGACTCATCTTCATCTTCCGTTGAAGGGTCTTCTTGTGGTTCTTCCTCGGCAGAGGAAGTTGTTAGGTCTAATACTTCCTTATCCCCTGCTTCGGTTAAATCCAAAGGCCCATTAGAGCTAGGTTGCTCAATTAATTCTACAGTCATCTTGACCTCTTATTGTTTGGTTAAGTTACTAGCAACAGCAGGTGCGCTCTTGACAGCGGCCTCGTTCATCTGTTGTTCTTGTTGTGCAGCTTTTTGTGCCTCCATCTCTTCTTGAAGCTCTTTATCTGTCTTCATAAAAGGAAGGTCTAACGAAAGCTGGTTAGCAGTATAAGTAGAGAAGTCTCCCCACTTAAGTCGTTGTTGTACACCCTCTGGCAACTGCCCCGCTCCGATCATTGCCTCAGTCCACTGCTGGAATTTATCCGCTTCTGTCTCCTTAGACAAAGCCTCAATACCTGTAGTGATAACTGTGTTGACAATATCTTTAGGCATATTGAAACCAATACGATCTAATAAGATACGGAAGTAGGGCCGTTGCAAAGTAGTTGCTAACAGCGAGTAAGTACCGCCAAGTGCAGACTCAAGCTCTAGTGCATCTTGTCTAATCTCAAACATAGTTGTTCGTTCAGATTGACGTACCGAGTTCTTAAGAAAGGCTTTACCTACACGAGTCTCATACTTCTCTAAGACTGTTGATATAGGCGTAAAGTCTGCGTACTTCTCTAGCTGTAGCACTCCGATGTCATCTATGTTACCATAGATAAACTCACCTGTATCTGACTCAATAAGGTGGTCTACATCGGTCACAGATCCTGGCCTGATGAGGTACTTTACATCAGCCATCAAGATCATACCTTTAGCTATTGCTTCGGATAAGAACTGGATAACATGGAAGTCACCTGCATTCTGCTCTACATGAGAGCGGCCATAATCTTCACCATAGTTAGTCTTCCAGCGTAATACAATAAAGCGGAACTTGTCTGCTCTAATACGCTGCTTCTTACCTATGATAACACCAACAACTTCTTGCTCAATATGATAGAACCCACCTTTAAGGACAGAGCGTGTGTACAACTTAATGTCATCTTCGTCAATGTGCTTAGTGTTAGACTCTTGATTCTTAGACTTGATAATCATTTGAACAGAAGGCTCAAACATGTCTAAACTCTTAGACTCTTCAATGATCAGTTCAAGTAAGTTACCAGACTTATCTCTTCGATTAACAAAGCGATTAAGAGGGTAGTTAAT